TGGCTGTCTTCGTCCAGTCATAGGAGTAGACATTGGTGCCGATGGAGATCTCGTTGTCAATGCGATTCTTCGCACAGTGAGCAGCAAAGCCTAGAAAGTACTTACGGAAAACCAACGTGTAGTCGATTGGTCCCGCAGAGAACACTCTGGTCTTTCCGGCACGCACTTTTGCAAATGGCCGGCGCTCGTCCTTTAGAGTGTCACTCCAGATCGCAGGGGTGCGTTCGTTGTCCAAGGCTCGCTCCACGATCTCCCCCATCCGTCTCTTCAACTCGGGGTCTAGCGTGTACTCATCTGAGCCTAACCACTTCGTCTTGCCAGGTTTGCCCTGCTTGTCTCGAACCCACGGAAAACCAGGTGATGACTTTCGGTTAATGGGTCCGACGAACTCGTCTCCTTCATAACCTGTCACGGCTTCCATGTCGGTGAGTACCCTTGCATGCTCGGCTGCGATGTTGGAGTTCACCACCCTCTCGACGTCGTTGATAGCTGCTGCCAGCTTCTTTTCGTCGAGAAACGGGGGAATATCTCCTCCTTTCTTCAAGCCTTCATACATGGGGTCAATGGTCTTCCCGTCAACTTTCACCCATCCGAGTGCACTTGGCGCTGTTGTTGGTTCCGTCACAAGTCCGTGGACGCTGCTGGGGCGCAACTTGGTGCTCTTTGCTGATCCAATGGGGAAAGCTGACTTCCCAGCAGGCACAAAGTTCCCTTCCGGGATACGCACGTTGTCAGCGGGAGTCGCGATGTTTGTGAGATCGAGTTTGATCTGAGCGCTCAGGCTGATCTTGGTCAATGCCTTGTTGATGTCAGTGGCATTCAGCGGTGAGGCTACGCCCAGATTTCGAGTCCCTGCAACGTGCAGTCCGATGATCTTCCGGGCAAGTCCGCTACTGACGGCCATCAAAATAGACCCACAGTCTCCATCCTTGGTTTCAAAACCAGTGTATTCATACCGGTCTCGGATGGCATACTGTTTGTCGACGTCGGTGTACGTCCTGTGGTCGTCCTTGGCTATCACAGCTCCATAGCGAGTGATGACTGTGTCATCGTACGGAGTTATGAGGCAAGCGTGGGTCTTCTTGAACGATGTTAGTTCAGTAGAAGTTGCCACGTTATTAAGGATGGTCGCGTGGTCATGGATGGTGCGTGGGAACTCGATCAGCATCTGATCCTTTTCTGCTCCGTTGGCGTCCTCGACTATTACAGTCTTTATAGACTTGATAGGCATAGTCCATCCATCACGGCAAGTCTGGCTCCAAACCCGTATCTCATCAGCCTTTTCGATGTATGGCCTTAAGTGGGCTGCAGTAACTGCCGTTCTTCCAACCAAGAAGCACATTTTCATGCGCGTCTGCCACCTCCCGTCGATTTTCAACTCCAGGTTGTAGGTGTTGGTGATGATCTTCCGCGATAGTTGGAAAGCGTTGGGATCCACCTGAAGTTGAGCCTTTGCTATCTCTTCAGCTCGTACTGGGCTATAGTCGTCGTCTCCTTCATCGTCAATCTCCACTCTCAGACTCTCTCTCTTCTTGGTATTCTGATCACCCGATCCGGTCAATTCGACTCTCAAAGATTCTTTCTTTTTGGTATTTTGGTCTCCGGATGATGTAAGCTCTACGTTCAATGACTCCTTTTTCTTGGTGTGGGAGTCTCCTGAGGAAGCCAACTCGGCTACAAAAGCCACTCGCTTGGTCTGGCGCCCATTATCCATCACGATTTCCTGCGTCTTCGCATCATAGTATGATGTCATGGGTTGCGTCCTTGAGTCACAGCGAGCACAAACCTGGCCATATGGAAGCGATTGCTCTACTTCTTTGATCACATGGCTGTGTTCGTACTCCTTGCCGCACCACAGGCACTTGTGTCTGTGAAACACTCTCGCCCCGCGGGACAATCCCTCATGGTGGTGGCTCAGCGGGGCCCCTGCTGCAACTATCTTCGTAGAGCCAAAATAGGCTCGCAAAGCAAGAAACATCACAGGAAGCAGCGCAATGCCAGTGACAATAAGCGGGTGTGCTTGTATGACTTCTTTCGCCTTCTGCAACCAGCCGCCGAACTTCTCCTTGAAATCTGCCGCAGCTGTCTTGAGGGTATGAACCAGGGTGCGATTGCGATGGTTGATCCTGTCCATGACGCCGATGATGACGTCCCCAAGGGAGTGCAGAAGCACACAGTCAGCTCTAGCAAGAGCCCGAAGCTTCTCCACGGCGTCCTTAGACCAAAAACCGCTCAGTTCCTCCACTGATGTTCTCCAGATCATCTCGTTGTTGAACCAATCCTCCCCAATGAAGGCAAGAATGTTGTCGCACATGTTCTGGGCCTCTTCCGTCAAGCATTCCTTGATCTGCTCAAATATCGTGCCAAAATGCAATATCTTGGCTGTTGACCAGTTCTTGATGTCGTCTGAAG